CCTTGGGATAAATTGTAATCAATTGCAAACTCTACAGTCGGTTCATGTAGCTGCTTGACTGTAAAGTTATATTGAACAGAATCCTTGCTCCTGAATTCCTTATTCCATTGATTGTTGACTAAAACATATTTTGCAACAACTGGATCGTCAAAAATTTTGGCAAAGAAAGAATCACCTTGCAATGCGATCAAGGAAGACTCAACACCACTGGCCTGAGCAGGTGATAGAGGGTAAGTTGTAATTCCATATTCGTTTATTGTTACGCCAGAACTGCTTGGGCTTGCGCTACCACTTGCGGCGGCTAGTTTGATTTTCGTCCCATACGATTGCCTTGAACTGCTAGTAGTTTCGATGGAAAGCGGAATGTTTGCGACTTCATCAACAACTTCCTCCAGTTCAAAGCTGATAGAACAAGAATCTTCGCCTTCGCTTGAAATAGACCATGAACCATCGACGAAACGATAGCGCTTTGGCGTGCTGTCTAAGTAGAGCTGACTAAAAAATACAGTTCCCGCCCTATCCTCAATGATGCCAATAATCGCTTGCGCCGAAACTTTCGATAACGGGCGCGTTGTAATTTGACTGCGCTTAATTGTCGCGGTTTCAATAGATGGCGTGCCTTGTCCCGATGTGCCACCTATTTTTAAGAAGTTTTTAAGAATGTTTTGCGTTTGATTGATTTGATAGTCAATAGCAAATTCAACAGTTGGCTCATAAACCTCACGAATATCAAACCTAAAAATAACGCTGTCTTGATTACTGAATTCTTGAGACCATTCATCATTAACTAATGAATATTTTTTTGCGGCTGGATTGTCAAAAATCTTGGCGTAGAAAAAACTGCCCTTTAAATTTTGGAGGGAAGTGGTTAGACCGCTCGCTTGCGTTGGCGTAACGGATGCAGTTTCAATGGAATACTCATCTATAGAAATGGCATCAGTTGATGGAACGGCATTGCCGCTGGTTGCAGCAATCTTAATTCGTTGTCCATAATTTTTTCTAGTGCTAGTCGTTGGCGCAATGGAAATTGGAATGTCAGCACCAAGGTTTAAGACCTCTTCTAGTTCAAAATCAAAGACAGCTCCATTCGCTCCTGCCGCACCAACGTTCCAACTATTATCCACCACGCGATAGCGCTTGGCGACATCATCTAAATACAGTTTTGCAAAAAACGTGGTTCCAGCTAGATTCTGGAGAGTGTCACGCAATGACACCGCCCCGTCGCTTGAAAGGGGCCGAGTGGTAATGGCACTGCGCTTGATCGTTGCAGAATTAATCGAAGGGATGGCGGTGCCAGAAGATGTGGCAATTTTTAGAAAATTTCTCGTGATTGACTGACTTTGTTCAATTTGATAGTCAAGCGCAAACTCTACGGTCGGCTCATAAAGCCGTTCAACATTTAGCGTGAAAACATTGGCAGTAGGGCCAATGACTTCCCATGTCCAAGTGTCATCAACAATACGATATTTGTATTGTTGATCGTCAAAGTAAAATTGGCTATAAAAATAACTTCCCTTCAGTGCTTGCAGTTGAGCATCTAACGAATTAGCAGTATCATTGCCAATAGGAACAGTTGTAATTTCATACGCAGAAACGCCAAGCTCATCCGTAGATGGGCTAGCAGTGCCTGATGTAGCGGCAAGCTTAATCCTTTGTCCATAGGACCGTCTTGTTACTTCAAGACCGTATTCACATGGAAGAGCAAAAGTTGGTTGTGTCATCAGCGCTTACCTGCCAACACGCCACCAGGACGCAGTTCTTCAATGATAACCTGTTTTACTGCACCTTCAAGTTTACGTCCTAAATCATTCGCTCCTCCATTGCTTTCAGAACGAGCTTGACCATTGCTTACGTTTACTGTAATGTTGCTGACAATGTTTTTTGCGTCTCCGCCCAATTCAACAGGGATTGACTTCCCATCAGGCAATGGCACAATCGCTTCGTTATAACGGCCTTCGCCAACGAGGCCAAGCGTAGGGCCAGTGACAATGCCGCCGTTGGCAAAACCTTGCGCCAAAGATGCCCCCATGCTGAAGCCAGCTTGAGTCGTTTGACCGGCAGTCATTACTGCGCCACTAGATGACCTGAGCATCGGAGCCGTCGCTCCCGGAAACAAGTTTCCAATTAAGCCAATAGTTTTCATCACCAGCCATTGACTGATCATGCGAGTGGCCATGTCGGCAAACATTTTCCCAACATTTGAGAAAAAATTCGCCAACGATTCTCTAGCCGAAGACGCTCCTGTGATAATGCTGTTAAATGATTCCCCAAAGGCATCTCCAATTCCTTGCGCCGAATCGATGACGAGAGTTTGAATGCTTGTCATTCGCTCAAGTTCTCTACGCAGATCGCGCATGGCGGCTTCAAGAGTACCAGGAAGCGCTGCTGTTTCGACTTGTTGCACTGCTGCTTGCCCTTGTTCAGGAGTTATTGCTCCTCCACCAACCATTTCATAAATTCGCTTGATAATACGCTCGCGCTCTGCTAATGCTTGGTTTTGCTCGTATTCTCTTGCTGTGATTTTACCATTAGCGAAACGCACCTCATTCATTAAATCGCGATAGTCGATGGCTAAATTCCTGCGGCGTTCTTCTTGCTCTGCGGCTTCTTCTATGCCTTCGTAGACAGCTTTTGACATGTCCTTGAAGATCGCAAGACTTTGCGAATCAGCCTTTCTCATGGCTTCTTGCATTTGATTCAATGCTTCATTTGGTTTTATTTCTTGATTGGCTTGTTTCTCTCGAATTTGCAGAAGCTCTAACTCAAGATTTAATTGAATAAGTTTTAGCTTATTGTAACCTTCAATCCCCTGTTCTATCCCGGCCTCCTGCTCTCGAATCCTAGAGCGGATGGCAAGCTCATCTAAGCTCATGTCTCTGCGCTCTTTGGCTCCTTTGCTTCCCTTGCCTGCACCAGCGCCTTCTCCACCACCAAGAGTCACTTGTTGGCGCGGAGGAAGTGCCGCTGTCGCCCTCTCTCCAGCAACACGCTCCGCGTTCCTAACAGTCCTTTCTGCATCCGTTCTCTCGTCAACAGCTTTTCCGTATGCAGCTTCAGCATCTCGCAAATTTTGCTCGGCCAAAGCAACTCCTACTCCCGCAGTAGCACCTCGTCGTTTTTTAGCTTCTTCAAGCTCTCTCCTTCTAACTGCAATCTGCAAATTCGCAGCTTGCTCTACTCCCTGTTTTGTCGTAAGAACTGCTTGAGCAGCAGCTACGTCTCCGGCACCGGCGATACCATCTAATTGCTTCTTCAGTTGCGCCACATCGCTAGCCGCTTGCCTTGCGTTATCGCCAACATCAAGCATTGCATTTGCAATTCCAGCAATTACTAAAGAAATACCAGCAGTAGCAAGTGCAGTTAATGCTCCAGTAAATAACACAGCAGAAACACGAGCAGCTCTAAAAGCATTGCGAAGCCCAAGCATATTTCTAGTTAGTCCAGCAATCCATACTGCAAATTGTTTAGCCTGTGCGGCTGTCATGGCAGCAATGAAGTTGTAAAGAGCTGTAATAGTGGGGACGAGGCCAGTCGCTCTTAACACGCCAAACGCAGCCGTCAATGCCCCAACAGCAGCAGTGAAAACGATCAACCCTCTACCTAAATTTGTATTCAGAAATTGAAGTGCTACTGTAGTTACGCCGACAATTGCAGGAGATAATTGCAAGAAAAATTGCCCAAGAGATGCAATGGAAGATGCAGCATTTTGGACCGCAGGTCTTAATTGCTCAATTGCTTTATATATTGCCATCGCTCGCGGAGAGAGAGCTTTGGCAGCATCTGCAGTATCGGTAAAGTTGCCACTTAAAACAGTAAAAACATCAGTGACGTCTTTGATAAGGGATTGAATTTTTGGCCCAAACGCTTGTGCAAATTGATTAACAATTGGCGACAATGCCTCGTACATCAACTGAAGGGAATTGTTAATGTTGGTGATTGCGCCTTGAAGTGTTTTTGCTGCGCCCTCAGCGCCTTTTCCGAAGCGCTCACCAAGCACGATGCCTACATTATTCAGCACCTGCCCCAACGCATCGCCGCTAATTTGCCCTTTCTCCATGGCATCCTTGAATTCCGCCATAGACATCCCAGCAGCATCAGCCATTAATGACAGAGCACCAGGAATCACATCGCCAAGTTGTCCCGTGACTTCCTCGCTCATGATCTTGCCTTTACTAGCCATCTGAGAGAAGGCATATGTAACGCGATCAACTTGATCAGGAGTCAAGGATAAAGTGGCTGCCGCTTGCGAAATGCCAGTAAACAATCCTTGAATAGTTCCTTGATCAATGCCAGCGGGCTCCATGGAGGCATAAAGACGCGCAAAACCAGTACGCGCACTTTCTAATGGCACATTGAACCGTTGAACCGTGTCTGAGATAAATTGAAGCGATTGTTCAAATGCAGGACCACCATCTGTGATGGCCATCAACTGATTTTCAAAGCTCGCCAAAGAACGAGCCGCTTCAAATGCTTGAGCGGGAATATTAAGAATAAAAGCAAGCGCTTTGTATGCTGTGCCAAATAGTAAAACTTGCTTGATAGCGTTTCCAAATTCTCCCCCAAGTTCAGCAACTGCGCCGGTTAGCGGCAAGCGAGCCTGCTGTAATGGAGCCATTGCCTGCCTTAATCCAGACAGGCTCTGCGAAAGCCCTCTAAATC